GTGTAGAACCTTATACAACATACCCCGGTCACTTTACATGTGATCCATTAGCTGTGTTGATACCTAAAACTAGTACTACTCACGGGTATGCTAAATTTGAAAAAGACGGTGTACACGATGGAATATGCTCAAGCTCAGCAGGAGGAACAGACCATATTGCTAATATTTCTATTAGTACCCATGTACTTAAGGACTTATTAGACCAAATGCTTGATTCACCTCCAGAACCAGGAACAGGTATATTTGAATTTATGGAAAAAGTACTTTCCACAATTAACTTTGCTTTAGGAGGTATTAATAACCTTTCTATTTTTTACGATGATGTAACTCAATTACATAAGATTATAGATAAAACAGCACCAGGGTTAGTAAAAGGGGGAAAAACAGCTCCAAAAATCAATATATCAGGATTAGGAGCAACCGTACTTGACGTTTCAGTTAATAGTGAAATAACAAGTGAAATGTCTAGCATGGTAGCAATTGCAGCACAAGCCGGAACAGGGAAGTATAAAGCTAACTTACAAAACATACTTGCCTGGAATAGAGGATGTATAGATAGACACCATACTTTTAAAGCAACCGGTGATACAGGTAATAGTTCAACAGATACAGAGACACAAGAAAGAGAAGTACCATTTGGAGAAAGATTTAAGGAGGCCTGGGAAAAGATAAACAGTACGACTGGTGATATTAACCCGGAAATATGGAGTACTCTAAAATCAGAAGCTCAAGATGTAATTTTAGCCGGTTTAAGAAAAAATAAATTTTCATCTAGTATCCCCAATACTATACCAATGCCTATTTCACTTAATATTAAATTATTAGGTATAGGAGGCTGGAAAGTAGGTCAGTGTTTTAAATTAGATTCTAGTATTATACCGTCACAGTATAAGGAATGGGGGTTTTTGATAGTAAAAGCAGATCAGGAGATTGGCACAGATAATAAATGGGTAACTACGATTGCAGGAAAAATGTTTAAACTATAAGTAATGTACATACCAAAACACAAACTTAAAGTAGGGGGAAAAGTACCCGGTAAATTGATCGACATGGTTACAGGTCGTCAGTTCCTAGGCAAGTATGTTCAGGGCCCAGACAAGAAGTATTACAAAGGAACCGAGATTACAAGCAAATCAGTAGAATTATCACTACAGAAGGATAAGTCTGCAGAAGAAAAAGCACTCGGAATTAGTACAGTACATGTAACTCCTTCAGCAGCAGATTATACGAAAGGGATATTTGTAAGGTACTTTGTAAAAGATTCAAGACTAAATAGAGTAGTTGAGGTAGATAAGCCTAAATACGTAGAACAAAGAAAAGCAGGTAAACTATACCGTAGAACATTAAAAGTAGCATGGTATATTACAGGAGACCCTGAAGATCAAACAATTAAAGGATATGTATATCCAGGATTAAAGAAAAAGAATCAAGACGTAATAAATAAAGCAGAAATAATCCTATCAGGAATTGGTAAGCAAGTACTTACTGATACATCTCAATTTGTAAAAAAGTAGGAAAGAGTAGTTTATTCAGTTTTTAATTCTTATATTGTACTAAAGGTTATAATAAGTGTTTTATATAATAGAAGAAGAAACTAAACTTGAACGTTTAGAACGGTTGATGAAGATAGGAGTATATGTAGATATAATCTCCTCTAATGACTTATACCACCCTAAACTAGCTACTACAGTAGCAGTCTACATAAGAACTTTAAGTAGTAAGCACGGATTTATAATTCCTATTAATCACGATGAGGGTATTAGTGTAGCTAAAGACCGTATCTACAAGGTTTTAAAATCTGCCGATAAACTATATACATTAGATAAGAAGAAGTTGTTATACCACTTTAATTTACAGGCAGCAATAGATCTTTCACTGCTTTACTCTATGACTAAATTTAATAAATTAGAGTATACTAGAGAAAATAATACACTAAACTATTTTTATAATAAATTTAGCGACTTCCCTAATATAAATCAACTCATACCTATATCAAAATTACATGAGTCCTGTGAAAAAGTATTTAATCAAGTTAAGCATGTTATCGATACTGAAATACCTTCTGGTTTTGAGTTTTATAACAATACAGCAACTAATGTATTCTACCTATTAGAACAAAGCGGAATCGGAGTACACTACCAAGACTTTAAAGATAACTTCAAACCCCGTAATCCACTATATAATATAAAAGACGATGTAGCCCTTACATCCTATAATCTATATAACTCTACTTCTAGACCTACAAATGCATTTAATAGTGTAAATTTTGCAGCAATACCAAAAGCAGATGAATATAGAAAGTGTTTTAAACCGCAGAACGATAAATTTATAGAGTTCGACTTCGACGGATATCATTTAAGACTCCTCTCAGAACAGATAGATTATGAGTTAACCGCTGAATCAGCACATAAACAGTTAGCAAAGCATTACTTCGGTACAGAGGATATTTCTGATGAACAGTACTTAGAAGCAAAACAGATTAACTTTCAAGCGATATATGGAAAAATTCCACCTGAACATAAAGGGTTAGATATCTTTAAACGTATACAGGAGTATATTGATAATATGTGGGCAACATACGAAAAAGACGGAGTAGTATATAACCCAGTATCAAATAAACCTTTTACAAAGGAACTAAAAGAAATGCATCCTGCTAAGTTAATGAACTATATGATGCAAAGTTTGGAGACCTCAAGAAATATTCTTATATTAAAAGAAGTATTCAGATACTTACAGAATAAAAAGACTAAAGCAGTTCTCTATACTTACGACTCTATACTATTTGACTTCAGTGAAGAAGACGGAGAAGAGTTTATGGAAGAGATAAAAGAAATACTTCAGACCGGGGAAAAGTACCCGATTAAATTTAAATTTTCAAAAGACCTATGTTTATAGAAATAACAAATATTTATACGAAATGGTAAGTGCTCTAAAATCACAATTTGATTACGACATCGAACCGCTATATATAAATGACGATATGAGTAACAAATTATTCTGTACCTTTGCTACGGGAGATACTTTAGAAGGAGTACTTACAGAAATCCAAGAACGTTACAAGATCATATATAACAAAATCTTTGTCTTATATTCAAAAAGTCAGGATGAGTATATATGTACCTATAATGTGGATTTCGGTAATGTAGGCGCATTCTTAGATAATACTATATTAGTACATCGTAAGAAGGAATCAAATACACTTTATACTATTAACGCTTTAAATACGTTAATAAAGGAATTAAACGGTGGAGTATTAGATACTTCATACCGTATAAACTGGACAGACTACAAGAATTGTGTGCTGTTAACTAAAGGTCCTGAATTAAAAAGAGTAAATACTAAACTTTTTAGGATAATAGAGTTGGATAATTGAGATTAAGTTCTTATATTGTTTATAATATCAAATGTTTTAATTAATAAAAATAAGTTATATGGATTTAAATGCAATCAAGGCTAAGCTAGATGCCTTAAACTCTAACGGTCAAGAGAGAGAGAAAATTGACTACTCTAAGATTTTTTGGAAACCCCAACTAGGTAAGCAAACGATTAGAATCGTACCATCTGCTTTTGATCCTGCATTTCCTTTTAAAGAGTTAAAGTTTCACTATGGTGTAGGAAAATACCCTATGGTAGCTTTATCTAACTTTGGAAAGCAAGACCCTATTGAGGAATTCGTAAAAGAGCTTAGAAAAACAAGCGATAAAGACAATTGGTCTCTATCAGGAAAACTTAACCCTAAAACTCGTGTATTCGCTCCAGTAGTAGTAAGAGGAGAAGAAGAAAAAGGAGTTAGATTATGGGGATTCGGTGTTACTATCTATAAAGCATTACTTGCTTTAGCAGAAGACGAAGATATCGGAGATTTTACAGACGTACTACAAGGATGGGATATGGTAGTAGAAATGGCTCAAGGTAACCCTTACCCTGAAACATCAGTTCGAATTAAACCTAAACAAACAGAATTATCATCTGATAATACTCAAGTTGACTTATGGTTAAAAGAACAACCTAATCCAATCGAAGTTCATAATCAGTACGATTACGAATTTATTAAGAAACAACTTCAAAATTACCTTAACCCAGGCTCAGGAGACGCAGAAGCACCAGCTACTAGTACTCCAGCAGCAACACCAGCAGCAGAACCTTTCACATTAGAAACGGCAGCAGCAGGTAATAAGGATACAGTTAGCAAGTTCGACGACTTGTTCAACGAGTAAATAATTAGGCCGCTTCGGCGGCCTTTTTTTATGTTCTAAATACCCTCATACAGTTTGTACTCCGAATAAAAATCACTATATTATAGTATATAAAATTAGATATGGCAAAAAAACAAGAAACACTAGACAAAGCTAAAAAAGCTGTTAAGAGTAACTTTAATTTAGGTAACTTTAAAAAGAAAAAAGGCTTCGCTAACGCATCAGTAAAATTTAAAGAACAAGGATGGATTCCTCTTTCTAAAGCATTTCAAGAAATAACATCTTTACCTGGTATTCCAACCGGGCATATTACCTTATTAAGAGGTCATAGTGATACAGGTAAAACTACTGCATTACTAGAAGCAGCAGTAAACGCACAAAAGCAAGGTGTACTACCTGTATTTATTATTTCAGAGATGAAATGGTCTTGGGAACATGCAAAAGAAATGGGCCTGGAGTTCGAAGAAGTAAAAGATGCGAACGGAGTAGTAACTGATTATGAAGGTTTCTTTTTGTACGCAGATAGAGGCACATTAAATACTATAGAAGAAGTAGCAGTTCACATGGCTGACTTAATAGATGAACAATCTAAAGGTAATTTACCTTATGATATGTGTTTCTTTTGGGATTCAATCGGCTCTATTCCTTGTGACTTATCAGTAAGATCTAATAAGAACAATAACGAATGGAATGCAGGAGCTATGTCTACTCAATTCGGTAATAATCTTAATCAAAAGATTCTGTTATCAAGAAAAGAGAATGCACCGTATACTAATACTTTGGTAGCTATTAATAAAGTATGGACAATGAAACCTGAGCATCCTATGGGTCAACCTAAGTTGCAGAATAAAGGAGGAATGTCTATGTGGTATGATGCTACATTAGTAGTTACGTTTGGTAATATTACAAACCCTGGTACTTCTAAAATTAAAGCTGTTAAAAACGGTCTTCAAGTAGAATTTGCTAAAAGAACTAACATTCAGATAGAAAAAAATCATATAGGAGGAGTCCAGTCAAGAGGTAGAGTAGTAATGACTTCACACGGTTTTATAGAAGATGATAAGAAAGCAATTGATAAATACAGAGATGCCCATAAAGACTATTGGTTAAAACTTGTAGGATCTATAGATTTTGATCTAACTGAAGAAGGAGATCTAGAAGAAGAACGTATTACACCTAATATTCTAGATTAAATGGAATTTAGGCCTGTATTTAAAGACAAAGATGCTATGCCGGTATGGGAAATTACCGGTGTAGTTATACCTGAAATATTTGAAGAAGTATTATGTACAGAGAGTGATTGGGAATCGGCTAATAAGGTTTATAAAACACATGGAAATTACAACGACGGAAAGTTTATATACTCAGGTAATGCACTCCAAGAAGTAGATTATACCAAGATAATGAATCCTATAGTTGACTTTTTAAAAATACAGGAAGATTATGATTTTAGATCCTCCTGGACCGCTTGGAAATTTAACGACGCTATTGAAGCCCATAGAGATTGCAGAAAAATGGACATATGGAAAATGTTAGCTAATGCTGATCATGGAGCGCATACTGATAATCTATTTATTATGGGAACAGTAATCTTAAATATAGCTGAAAATGCAGAAGGATCAGGTACAAAGTACTATGATAAATTAGGACCAAAAACTAATGGCTTTCTCAGAGAGTTATATGAGTCTCCTGCAAAAAAAGGAACCGGAGTGTTACATATTAATACACATTCAACCTTACACAGAGGTCATAATAATAGCGAACAAGACAGGTATGTTGCATATACTAACTTAATGAGCTCAAGTGGACAGAAGTAGTATAATTAAATGAAGAGAGAAATACAATATATACATGCTGAAATATCAACCCTATGTAACGCAGCATGTCCGTGTTGCCCAAGGTTTTTATTTAGTTCACCAACAGTAACTCCTGGATTAGAGCCTGGTTACATTTCATTCCCTAATTTTAAAAAGTTTTTTCCACCATCTATACTAGGTAGGACTAAATCTATTAATTTCTGTGGTAACCACGGAGATCCTGGAACAAACCCTGACCTATACGAGATACTTGAGTACTGTAGCCAATTTAATGAGTTAAAAGTACAGATGCATACCAACGGAGGAATGAAATCAGCTCAATATTGGGGTAAAATAGGTAAACTAGCTCAAGGACGAAAGAATTGGACGAT